CGGTAAGAGCGGAGGAAGTGATATATCCTTTATCTGTGACAAATTTCTCTGTCGCATAGCCGGTAAGAGCACCTGACAAATGTGATTTGTCGATCTGCTGAACACCTTCTTTACCGAGGGCACCCCACATGGCCAATTCATCGAAGTCAGAACCCCCACCTTTTAACACGGTAATTAGCCCATCCTTCCAGCCCAAAGTCTGCTGATCCAGAGGAATCTCTTCAAACATGGAAGGAAGATAAGGAGTATCACCATGCCCAAAAACAGCATACCTTTCAAGTACAAGTGGATAATTTGTATGCAAGTACTCTTGTCCATCAGGAGATCTTTTCTTCGTGAAGTAGGAGTCAGGAACTTCTTCCTTAGTAAGAAACCTATTATCAGCTTCCAGGGCAGAGTAAGCATTTTCTTCAGTTGGAGGAGTCTTATCATTCCTTCTTATTAAGTATATCTGCTTGCTCCAAGCAGCATTGTATTTTTCATAAATTCTATTTGAAATATATTCTTCCAAAGCACCTGCCGTGGTAGTATTCCATTCTTCTGAATAAGGTTGCTGGACAGGAAATAATGCCCCCTCAGTTAGTGGTAAGCGAGAAAATTCAACAAGTCGAGGGGGCACCGTAAAAGAACCGACTTCGGGTACTGTAATATTAAGTACTTCAGTAGGAATATCAGTTCTGGGAAGATTCAATAATGGACGAGCGTCTGCATAACGATAAGTAAACGTGTAATGACTCGGAAGCTCTCGGTCAGTATAAGTAACATTACTTTCTACGACAACTATGCGTCGCAAAGCAGAACCTAAATAAATATACTTCACCTCAGAAGGAAAGAAATCGAGTAACCACTGCCGTTCTTTCCGATCAAGATGCCCTGTGTTTTTTTGAAATTTCCGTTCTGTGTCTACCCGATACTCAAAAGCTATATCTTCAACTTCCGCAATATTATGTGTGTGTTCACCTGTAAAATCAGTTGTACCATAAGCACGAAAAGTATCAATTCCTCCAAGTGAGTTTTCGAATAGAATCCATTGCTCTTGCTCCGAGCGCATATCGGATGCATAATACCGTTGTATATATGTTAAACGCTCTGAAGAGTTGTTTTCTATCCAAACATCATAATAGGCAGGTAGTTTATGCCCCAACCGACCTGCAACTATCGCATATTGCAATGGAATAGTATAGGCATTACCGGAAGCAAAGGTGTATAGTTCAAGATCTTGTTGTGAGATCATATTTCCAGAGCTATCAGTAAAATAGGCACGGAGTTTTGCTTTGCAAGGGAGGATTGCATAGTAAGTAAGAAATTCCGGGGAATAATATGTAACTGGCTTAACCGAAGGTTGCCAAGAAAGGAAGTTTTGTGTGAGAAAATTAGAAGTGGTATCCGTAAGCCTATCGACTCCAGCACGAACAACACGAAAATTGACCTCTGTACCATCAATAACAGCTGTAAAGGTAGCCGCTAAAGAAGGTTGGACATAAACCGTTGAAGACTCTTGAAGCAAGAAAGAAAGACGGGCATGAACAATATCACGAACATCAATAGTAATATACCCATCCTGTCCAGGAGCATAACGATGTGATAATATCTCCTCAGAGCCTTGTCTTAACGTAAATAAGACCGGGCTTGCTGAATTTATACGAAACGGAGCAATATTACCACTCAAAGAAAGCACATCAGGTTGTTGAAGAATCGTCATAGCAAATATTTTATGTAACAAAAATAAGAGTGAGAAACAAAAATGAAAAGGACAAAAAATTCTCAAGTCGGACGAGAATGATCCGAGTCAGGAGTTGAATATAATACAGGAGTAAGATACCAGTCAACTTTATAATATACTTTAGAATTCGAACCTCGCTCTACGTAATAGTGTGCATATTCCCGATGATAATAATTACCTCCTTGATTATATTGCACCTCAGTTGGCGGCATTGGATAAATAGCAGGAAGGGGGGATGCTCCCCGAGGATCGAACTGTCCAATTTGAACAGGAGAATCATTATACTCCTGCTCTGTAATAATCGTAGTTGAACGAAGAATCTTCCATTTATACGTCTTATTCTCAACAAGAATATCTGACTCAGAAACAGCACTTTGGACAGGCTCATATAAGTGTGTAGTAAGAAACTCGGACTCTACCGGAGCATTATCCCCTCCCAAATGATAGCAGAACTTATTGACAAGAAGTTCCTGCCCCTGAAGGAGAACTTTATGATGAGCATTTATACGATTTTTCAGAGAATCAGATAAAAGAAGTTCCGCCTTAACAGGCATCAACGAATTACGTAGTAAATCATCCAATGTCCTATAAAAGCGTTCAAATATTCCATCAGGTCCAGGATACAATAAGGAATATTTCCATTTACCATTATTGGTATGATTTGTCCCCTTACAAGATTCTCCATCCTTACAAACAAATGCAAGAACAGGTGCTTGTCCGTCACCTGATACCGTAAGAGGAGCTGGTGGCTCTCCTTCATCATTTGCATTAGGAAGCCTTAATGTAGAATTCAGACAGCGCCCGTCTCCAATATAGGGTGCCAAAGTACCACGCTCCACTCCCCTACGATAGTCCTGAGCAGTAATATCATCATATGCACCGTAAACAATAGAATAGGCACAATCCGGACAAGTAATTTCTTTAGTCTTTAAACTACCTCCGATGTAATAAGGGATCGTAGCGGATGCAACCTTCTGCAGAATTCTGTCAGTACTGTCATATCCCCATCTGTAATAAGCACCATCATCCGGATCGTAAAATGCTTCCGGATACTTAGCCTTCAAATCAATTATAGAATCAAATGAGTCTCCATCCTGAACAACCTTCTCAGAAGAGAGTTTTATCTGTTTATACTCAGGTGCATCAACTATCGGATACGACGTAAGCACAGAACTAAGGTCATACTCTGCTTTGGAGGACATAATTTCATTAAAGAGTTCAATGCTTACTGTCATATTCGATTCATCCGATACAAATTCACAGCAAAACTTCTTTCGATACACATTCAGAATGGTACTACACAGACAATCAGGAACTAAGTGAGCAAGTAAGATTGAACCATTCACCAAAGAATCAATCGTATTATTCACAAAGACCATATCTTTGAACGGCTCAGTTCGAGTGAAAAAATTCTCTTGGAGAGTATACCCAAAATACGACATGATGCGCTGAAGAAGATAAGAGGAACGAATAAAAGGAGTCATATAATAACCCGGTTCCAACTTAACAGGACTGTCATTAACTGTCTCAGAACGTGGAAATTCATTATAAAAGCCCAAAATTCCGGATGTAGAAGTCACTACTTTCCCATTTACATCCATATAATTCATCCGGTTACAAAATCGACGCTTGCCATCGAGGTCAACCAAGATAGGAAAAATAGCAAAATGCGGATTAGAGTTATCAAGTAATGACTTACAAAATGAAATCCCTTGAGTGACAGTCGATACCCCTGGTATTGTCTCAGTGCCGAACACTTCTGCCAAAGAAGTCTTCGATATCCTGGACAGAAAGGAGCCCTCATTCATGTAAAAGGAGGTGGATATACTCTTTTTTCGTTGAGCACCTAAAATAGCCTGTCTACAAGGCATAAAATACTCTCCATCCTGAATAGTCGCCTGAATGTTAGCAAAAGGTTTCTTGCGATTGGCAAGCATGTCAGAGTAACCGGTAAGTCTACGGTTAAGATCTGTATCCGGTAAATCTAAAGGAAGTGTCTGCTCACCATACTCATTAAAGAACAGATTAGGACGTTCAACTTTAAGTTGTGTACCAGAAGTTAGCTGATAGGCCAGGCCAGAGGCCGTATTAATAATTTTCATATTCTAAAAGTTAATCGTTTTTTGAACCAATGGAACGAGAGCGTTCAAGAAGCGCCCGCTTCTTATCAATCTCGGAAAGAACAATTGGAGCAGACACGCCATTTTCTTCAATTGAGATAACAGCCATGGCCAATCTCCGCATTAATTCAGGTGGAAGGGTAACACCAATATCCGGATTAGAGTTATCAGTAGGAACCGAAAGAGACTTATCGACAGATCCACCCGAGGAGAAACCGGCCATCCGTGCCCGAATCACCTGATTAAGATCAAGTGTACGGATAGTACCGGCTTGCTGGGCCTGATCGAGTAGATTGAGTATAGGAGCAACCGTGGGATTCTCGACTGCAGCATTACTTGCCACCCATTCCCGAGACTGACCGACCGGTCCCTCCCCTACTATCACCGTGGGACGATCAATAAAGCCCCGGGCATCCGGATCATAATGGGCATCCGGGAAAAGTTTGCCGTCCTGGGCACGACGAACATCAATCTTACCACCTTCCTGTCGACCGGTTGCGACACGGGCTCCACCCTTGTTGGAAGAGGAAGAAGATCCGGAAAGAGTCATACTCTTGACCTTTTGACGTTCGGCGTTAGCTGCTGCAAGTTGGGCAGCACCGGTAATCCCCATCAAAGCAGCTGCCACTATAGCCCACGGTGTCCATCCCCCTAAGCTGGCATGTGTCTCAATGATAGCCATGGCAGTATCAGCTGCTATCTGAGAGGCTTTAATAGCAAATTTAACATCAGCATATTTTTTCTCAATATCCAATTTCTTTTGAGCCTTTTCGGTTTCTAAACGTTCAACTTCCTCAGCATTTCCTTGAGCGGCTGCTATTTCAGCATCATACCGAGCATCCACATTAGCTATCTCTGCTTGCTGAAGTGCCTGTATAGCTCCTGAAAAAAGATTAGAATAGTAATCAAATTGTTTTTTATACCACTTAAGTTTCAAATTGGTAAGTCCTTCTTGATATTCTTCCTCCTCCAGATACCCCTGTTCATGCGCACTTCTTAGTTGGGCAAGTTCAGCATTAAAGCGTTCCTGTTGGGTAGAAATCCCATATTGGTCCTTAATAGATTGAATACGTTGCTGATGATCCATTTCGAGTTGTTCTTGCGCACGGTAATAGGCCTCCGTTAACTTTGTAGAATCAAGATTTTTCTCCTTAGCCATTTCTAATCTGGCTCGATAAGATGCTTCAAGAACCCTTTTCTGTGCTTCATAATCTTCATCAACCGTAGTTACTTTAAACTGAGATTTGAAATCTTTAATCAAATCATTAAGTTTCTGTTGTTGAGCAGCTCGAGCATTGGCAGCATCTTGATCAGCGGCCATCACTGCTATATTCGCCTTTTTGACAGCATCGGCTTTAAGTTGGCCATTCTTCAATTCCAAGTCATTAACATCATTAAGATAACGCTGTTCGATAGCCAACCGAGTTTCGGTACTGGCAACATCAAGAGAAGACATCAGCATATCATGCTGCTCCTTCGTTATCTTTTTATCAGACAAAGATTTTGTATAAATTATCCTATAATTATCTGTAGTAGCTTTTTCTTTGGCCAAATCCTCTTCACGCATTTTTTCAATGCCAGCAATAGCCTGCTTCTCCATATTGACCTCAATGTCCAAAAGTTTAGATTTGGCAGTAACGATCTGATTTTGGTATTCAGCCTGTTTAGAAGACTTCTTCTCGTTCTTTTTAAATTTTTCGAGAGCTGCGATACGTTTCTCGTAGTATGCCTGATCTGATTTTAATATGGCCAGGTTAATTTCACTTTCTGCCTGTTGCTTCTCCTGACCGGCTAACCGGATCTGGTTGATTTCAGCATTGTGAGTTGACTCAAGGTTCTTAAGAGCGACTGCGTTCGGGTCTGACTTGTCATCTGTAGTATTGGCTTTAGGAAAACGGGCGTCGTAAACCTCCTGGGCTATTTCCCTATATTGGTCGGCGGCATTCTTTTCGTCTTTGAGCCAGGCAGACAGCATGGACTTATTCATTTTGGTGAAACGCTGCTTAGCGTCTGCCATATCTTTTTGTTTTTGAACAGCATCTTCTAAAGCTTGCCCGTTTATTTTTTTCAGTTTTTCTTCAACTCCTAAAATAAGATCACCGTACTTTTTCAAATCAGCTTCTATCTTCGCTACTGTTTCAACACTTTTATCAATGTAAGATGTATAGCCACTAAACATACCATTGCTTACAAAAACAGTCCTCCCACCTTGAGCATGCTGCTTCTGCAAATCTTCATATATTCTCTTATAATCTTCCTTTTGCTTCTCTAATTCAGAAATAGCTTTCTTATTTTCGAACAGTAACAAGGCCTTCTGCTTCTTAAGGAACTCGTCTACCTTATCTCCGGAAAGAGCAATTGCATGACCATAGTCGTCAAAAGCAGACGCCGCCCCTGGAATTAAAGATGTTATTTGAGATATAATATTAGCCAACTCCTTTTGTTCTGCATTATTTAGATCTGTCTTTGAACGCAAATCCTCATAACGGAGCATCAATTGTGGTACAGTGGATTCCAACTTGACTAACTGATCCAAATGATTTTCATATACCTCTGTATGCGAAGTAAATAGTTTATCAATCGTAGAGAAGAAATCAATTCCCCTACGTAAAAGTCCCTTATAGAAAGGTTCCAGCTTTTTACCGATCCGGTTAAGAATAGAATCCACCGTATCACCAAAATTAGACTGCAAGCCCTCCAGCTCTTGCATTTGTATGGCCATGGAACCGGCCACACCTTCTAATTGTCCCAATGAAAGCAAGTAGTCCTTAATAGCCTGCTCTGAATTTTTCACCTCTGTAGTCACCCCACGAAAAGTGAACTTAGTAGTTTCACCACTTTTGGCTGCTTTTATGCCAAACTCTTTCAGCCGTTCGTTTTCACCGGTCATAGCGTCAAGAATAGCTTCAATTAACTGATCCACGCTTTTACCTTGAGATGCAGCAAGATCCCCCATGTTAGTGAGTTCGTCACTGGTAGGTTTGATACCACGATTAACAAGTTTAATATAAGCCTCAGTCCATTCTTTTAAAGAAGCAGGAGTATCAGCAGCCAATTGCTGTAACATCTTCATTGACCGGACAGCCTTCTCTTGTGACTGAAAAGTATTACGTAGGACCGCTTCATATTTTGCAAACTCTTTACGAATACTATAAACTGCAGAATTCAGTTGAACAAGATATCCCACGAGCTTTACAGCAATAAAGCCCTTTATTGCCATTTTCCACTTAGAAAGCATAGATCCGGCCGAACCGAACTCCGAGCTAATATTTTTACCTTTATTTTTGAGATCATCCATGCGCCGTCGAACTGAACCAAGCTGATTGCTTAGTTCCGCATAAGCTTCCGGATTAGCGGCCTCAGACATATCTTCAAGTTCAGCGGTAAGTTCCTTAGCCCGTTTCTTTAGGTCTCGCATTGACATGGCATTGATATCAAGCTGCCGAGAATATAGGGCCATTTTTTCATTGTTTTTAGAAATCTGTTCTGTATAAGACTTAACTTCTGTCTTTAAACGACGGTATTCATCAGTGTTCTTTTTCCCTTGGGCTTCAAGCTCAACCATCATTTTCCGGCGCTCCCGTTCTTCTTTTTTGAGTTCCTTCGTCTCTTGGGTTAACGCATGAATTTCTTTTTGAGCTGTCGACGAATCAGCTGATACAATATATTTTATTTCGTCTTCTGATAAATGTTTCTTAGCCATGGGAATTAACTATTTGATGGTTCATATTGAAGTGCCTGTTCCAGTTCCTGGCGGATTGAGCTCCGGATCTCGTCATTGAAACCGTATCGGAGTTGCGGAAATGTCTCGTGATAAAGAACTCCCCAGATAGCACGATTATAGAGAGCCAGGTTACTGCGAATGTGACGGGAAATACGATCTGGCTCACGCCGATAATGGATATCGAGAAAGCGAAGATATGCAAAGGTGCGAATAAAAAATTCTTGTTTGGTATCGGATTCAGTAGAG